TGCTAATTGTGCATATGATGCAGCAGCAACTCCACCTAAATTATCAGAATTATTAGATGTTAAAGTGGCAACATTGGATGCCAGTCCTGCTTCCGTTTGATAATTAGCTAATTCTGTATCAGTATAAGAAACTGCATTAGAATATGCAGTAGCAGATGTTGTATCAGAATAAGACCTTAAATCACTTGCAGTATTTCCATTTAAATATGTTGCAGAATTAGCAGCTAAAGTAGCAACATTAGCAGATAAACCTGCTTCAGTTTGATAATCAGCTGCAGCAACTCCACCTAAGAATAATGAATTATTAGATGTTAGTGTAGCAACATTAGCAGATAAACCAGCTTCTGTTTGATAATTTGTTAATTGGGTATCAGTATAAGAAACTGCATTTGAATAAGCACTTGATGCTTCTGTTTGAGCACTAGCAGCTCTTGTATTTGCATCAATAGCACTATCATATGCAGTTTTTACTGAGTTTGCAGCTGCTACAAGTGTAATAGATGTATTTGTAACCGAATCTAAAACAGTTGGAATTGTTGGTTGATTTGATAAACTATTATAATCACCATCAAAGGCATCTGTAATACCATATCCAGAAATTGTTGTTGGTGTACTTGTTAAATCACCAAAAGATACTGTAGTTAGATATGATGTTAAATCAGGTGGTGTATAACTAAAAACTCCAGTAGTATTATCATAACTGAGATTTGCTGTTCCAACTGCATTTTTTGTTACACTTAAATCAGTTAATGATATTCCTCCACCACCACCTGTAGAAATACCTGCATCTGTAACAGCTTGTTGTAATGTAATAGTTTTGAATTTTTTATCAGTATTTGTATAGAATAGGATAGTATTATTTGATAATGTAGAAATTGGTTTGTAGATTACATCATCATTATCTAGTAATTGAGTAGAACCACCTCCACCAAGAGTTGATAATTGTGCATTTAATTTTTGTCTATATTCTTTATCGTTCTCTTGAAACTTATTAAATTGTTTTTCAATTTGTTTTATAAGTTCATTATCTGCACTTGCTCCTGATTCTCCAGTATCACCTTTTGGACCTTGTTCTCCAGTATCACCTTTTGGACCTTGTTCTCCAGTATCACCTTTTGGACCTTGAATACCATCTTTACCTGGGATACCTTGTGGTCCTTGGCTGCCATCTTTGCCTGGAATACCCTGTGGGCCTTGTTCGCCTGTATCACCTTTTGGACCTTGTTCACCTGTATCACCTTTTGGACCTTGAATACCATCTTTACCAGGAGTACCTTTAGGACCTTGAATACCATCTTTACCTGGAATACCCTGTGGACCCTGTTCACCTCTTTCTATAGTCTCAAATAATTTTTCATTTTTTATATTTGTTTCTAAAATTAATGGTATATGTTTTCTTTCAACTGGAACTAAAGATCCACCCTCATAAGAAACAACAACCTGTTCTTCTTTTAAAAAATATTCATTTGTGGAATTATTATATACTTCAGTAGAACCATTTTCATTTCTTTTTATAATTTTATTATTATATTCAGTAAACAATAAAGATTGTCCAGAATATTCATTCTCTGGAACAATTAGTAAATATTTTTTATTATTTTTAGGGGGAATGTTATCTTCTTTTAAATTCCAAATATTATCTATTTCATATTTAAAAGAATCTGTTGTTATGTCAAAGGGATTTATGAAATATTTTTTATCTTCACAAATAACAATATCACCATGGTTTAAGTGATATTCCATATTATCAATAATAACAATTTTTTCATCTTGAAAGAAAACATTTTCTTCTATTGTAAAATCATCTTCTAAATCAGATTTATTTACAACACTTTCAACATAAAATTTCATATTATTACTTAGTCACTTCTGGAGTTACAGTAACTATTCCTTCATAAGAACGAGTGACAATTCCAGTATTACTGGTTATTTCTAAATCATAAACATATCTACCAGATACAACATTACTAGTTTCGTTTGCTGTAAGAGAAATAGTTACAATTGATGATGTTGTATTTATTGCAGTAGTAAAGGATGTAGATGTAGTAGAAGTGTAATGCTTTCTCATTTGAGAATTTGCTGAATAGTTTGTTAAATCCAACAAATCGCCAGCAGAATCCTTTATTACTAGATTAGCAGAAAATGTTGCACCTTGATCTATTACAAGATTTTGTTTAGTGCCCATTATGCTTCAACTCTTGTAAAGTTAATAGTGGTGTTTGTTGATGTTGGATTAAAATATAATCTAACATGAGATGTGTTTGAATTTGCAAAAAATGAACCAACATAGTTATTTGAAACTATTATTGCATATTCAGACAAATATGCATTATCTACATCGTGAGTAATTAATATTTTAGAAGACTGATAATTATTAGCGTTATTATCTTTTACAGCAAGCAAATATTCTGCTGATGCGAATGTATTTGTTAAATAGTTATTGATTTCTGTATTTGTTGTTCCAGAAGTTTCAATATTTCCCTTAATAGAGGCTTCAACTAAAGTAAATGAACCATTTGCATTTAGAAAAAACTTACCATTTGCATACTGAGATGTTGTAGGTATTGAAATAGTTAAGTTTGATGTAGAGTTTGATATAAAGATAGAAGAAGTATTGACAACAGTATTTTGTACAGTATTTCCAAATGTGATAGAAGAAGTATTGACAACAGTATTTTGTACAGTATTTCCAAATGTGATAGAAGAAGTATTGACAACAGTATTTTGTACAGTATTTCCAAATGTGATAGAGGTAGAGTTTGAGGTTGAGTTTACTGTGGTGTTGCCTAAAAATAAAACATTTGCTGAAAATGTTCCAGTAATAGCAGCATTACCAGTAGCAGTATTAGAATCTACTGTTACTGTTTTATTTGTCATAGCATCTGCTAGTTCATTTGTTCTATTTCTCCAATAGTCAAATGTATTAGTGTTTGCTGTATTTGCTACTGTTATTGTCATTTAATCTTCTCTTTTTTAGACACTAATAAAGAATTCCCTGTTGATACTCTGGTCTTTTATTTATACTCTTATCACAATCATCTGGAATCCAATATTTATCAGGATCATAATTTAAATCAAAATCACTTTTTACAAATAAAGAATTTATAGTATAATCAATATCTTTAAAATTAATACGATATGGGTCGTCAAGAAAAGTCATTATTGAATAAAACTCATTCACAACTTCTAATCCTAATTCATATTTACACACATCTAAGCATCTAAAACAACTACCACCACTATTTATCAAGTCATCTACTATAATTACTGGAGCATCTGTTGGGATGCCCTCTACAAAATTAAAAAGACCATAAGATTTTCTATTCTTCCTAACAGAAAAACTATTAATATTTATATTAAATTTTAAAGCATTTTGTTGAATTCCAGTAATTAAAGGTAAAGATCCAGTTTCTAATCCACACAATTGAAAATATGGTTCTTTTTCTTCTTGAACATATCTTAATAAAATCTCATCTAACAACAATAAACTACTATAATAAAGCATAGTAGAATTATGTGAAAGTTTTCTCAGAAAAAATTGATATTTATTATCTTTATATTTTCCTGGAATAACTCCTTTTATATGTTTAGGGACATATTCAATCTCAGGATTGCACCTAAAAATACAATCTTCATCTATAAATTTTTGTATTTTATTTTTGATTTCTAACTTTTTTTCAGACTCTATCATATTTTCAAATCATCTCTATTTAAAATTGTCAATGGTTTAAAATCTCTTTTTAAATATCTATCTTCAGAGTTCCAATTTGGAAACTTAGACCCATATTTATTTAGAACTGCAAAAATATAAGGTAAAATGACAAATTTTTGATATTTTAATACATTATGACAATGTAAAAATGTATTGGTAGAATTACACATTTCTCCTATAATAAGAACAGGCAAATCTAAAGTATTTCCCTCAATATAGTTATGTATGCCATATGTTTTTCTTTCATTTTTAATCATAAAAGAATTTAATTTAATGTCATATTTTTTTTCTAATAAAATAGGAATTGAAACTAAGAGAGGTATTGATGAAAACTCTTGTCCTGTAATCTGAAATTCAAAATTTCCTATTTCATTTTCAACTATTTTATAAAATTCTTCCGCTACACAATTTAAAAAATCAGTATTATATAGTGCTCTTGATAAATAAAATTGAGAAGAATATCTAGTTCCTGGCATTTTTCCAAAGAAATAACCATCTGCTTTTTCAACACATTGTTCTGAAATTATTTTAGAGATATATTGTTTATTTGACATTTTATATTCTTCTAATTCAAAATTTACTTTCATATATTTTATCTCCAATAACGACACAATCTAAATTAGAACTTTTAAATAAAGAAAAGGCATCTTGTGGATACCCTGCTATTGGTTTACCCGATAAATTTAAACTAGTGTTCAATAACATTGAACAACCTGTTTTTTCATTAAACTTTTCTAATATTTTTTTCATATTACCATCTTTACATATTTGTAATCTACAAGTATTATCTATGTGAGATATAGAATCATACACATAAGAACTATTTTTAAATTCAGATGTGTATAACATATATTCATCAGCAAAACCATTAAAATATTTATCAAAATATTTTTCTAAAATTACTGCACCAAAAGGTCTATAGTATTCTCTATTTTTTATGTCATTTATTTTGTTTTTACCATTTTTTATTTTAGGGTTCATTAATATAGATCTATTTCCAAGTGCTCGTGGTCCTATTTCACCATTACCAAAATAAACACCTACAGTTTTATTATTTGATAAAAGTTCAACTATCCTATCAATAGTTTTATCAGACGGTGATTTTGGTGGTGCAATATCTGATTGACAATAAGGAAAATTATTTATTTTTGAAATAGTTATACCATGATAATCAAGTAAAACTTTTATAGCACCTAAACTAATCCCTTCATCAGAAGAATGTGGTGGTATTATAATATTTGGAAAATTGTTTTTTAGTTGTGTATTCCAAACAACATTTTGCGCAACACCACCAGAATATGAAATTATATCATATTTATTAGTATATTTTTTAAAAAAATCTACAAGCAAATTTCCAATCTTAAAATGAATAGTTCTTATCCAGTCAATATATGATGATTCATTTTTCCACAATGACTTATCAAATATTGTATTAATATCGTCCATATTATAGATAGAAAGTTTATTTAAAAAATCATAATCAACATTACCATATGATTGTAGACCCATAAGTTTTCCTGCTATATCATTTTGGTGTATTGCTCTTATTCCCAAAAATTTACCAGCATCTCTCATTCCCCATCCTATTGATCCTTTTTTTATATCACCAAAATCTAAAATTTCATTATCTTTATATATGGTCCAAGGTCTACCATCTCCAAGACCATCAATAACAATTTGTATATCACTTTTTTTATCTTCCATCATCCAAGTGCTTTTTGCATGTGAATAATGATGGCCTATAAACCAAGCACTTTTTACTCCAAGATAAGAACAAACATCACTATCTAATTTTTGTAAAAAATCTGAATTAAATATTTTATTTTTCAAATGGTTTGGTAACATAGTATATGGATCAAATTGAAATATAATATCGTCAATTTCATCAATTTTTATATTCCATAAATTTTCAACTTCTTTTTTCCATCTCTGTATAGGATAAAGAACATATCTTTTTTCTTGTTTTGTTCTTTCTAATTTATGATATTTAATTTTTCCGTTATCATAAAAACAAAAATTAGTATCATGGTTTACTAAAGCAGCAGATAAAATTCTCATAAAACACTCACATTATATGCTATACTTATTCTAGTATAATTTTCTTTCTTGGATGGTGTAACCATATGATTCAAATAAGACGGAAAAACAACTATAGTATTTTTAATAGGAGTTATACAAATAGGATTTCCAAAAAAAGGATATTTTTCAGTTTTTTTAGTTGCTATTGCCGTTTTTATATTTTCATTTGGATCTAATAAAACTAAATCTCCAGGATTTGGTTGTGTTTTAGATGTAATTATAGGAGACTTAGAATTATTACATTCTTTTGATATATCATTATCAAGATACCCAGAGGTAGGAAAATAAACTCCAGTAAAAATACAAGAATTATTTATACCATGTGAATGAGGCATATGAAAAGCAAATGGATCATTATTAATATTGCCCCATACATCTTTAATAAAAAACTCATCGTATACTTTAACATTCTTCATAAAATCTAACAAAAAATATTTAATTTTTTCAGAAAGAGTTTTAAAACTTTCATATTTTTTTTCTAAACCAGATTTGGTTTGATAAACACCTACACCACTTCTTTTTTCGTTTCCGTTATTATTCAATTCTAAAAATATATCTTCTATTAATTTTTTATTCAAATCATTAACATTTAACATACCATATCTAATTGGTATAGCAAATGCAGAAATATCATTTTTATTCATATCATAAATCTCAATAAAATTATTTCATATTTTCTAAAATTAAAGTTAACATATTTTTTATATCTTTAACTTCTTCTTTTAGATTATCTATTTCCTTATTTTTTTGTTTTTTTAATTTATATGCTTTTAAAGCATTATTATCAGTATTTAAAACACATCCTGTATTATTATTGTCTCTTACAAAACTATCTTCTGTTTCTTTCATATTATACCTGTAAACAAATGCCTCTCACATCATTTAATCTAGGAACTCTTACAGGATTAGATGATAGTAGAACTATTTTTAATGATACTTCTTTATATCCTACAAATCTAGATCCATCAGAGTTTTCATATTCTACTATACCATCACCACCACCAGATGCAAACACATAATATACAGCAGCAGTATTTGTTGATTCTAATCCATTATCAACTATCATACTAGTATTATTTGAAATATTAGTTATAGTTCTAACTGCAAAGTAATCAGTTGATTCGACTCTAATTCTATCACCAACTGTGAAATCTTCTGTAAAGAATGTTCCAGTAAAGAAATGTCCTGTTTCAGAAACAGATGTTGCTGATATATCTATATTTGCACCAGTTCTTGATTCTGAAAGTGCCATTTGTGTTGTGTTAGAAAAAGAAACATAATATTTATTATTTTCTGTTAGACCTGTTATTGCAGTATTTCCAGCATTAACATTATAAATCACTTCATCACCAACAGAAAAATATGTATTAGCATCTGCTATATTAATAGTATTATTAGAATTATTAACATCAGTATTAGCATTGAAAGTGTGTTCTTTTGCTGATATAGTAGTATTACTTGATTCTATTGATACACCACCTGACAATGGATTATATATATTAACTCCCACATTAGCAAATGCTCCAAACGAAACTGCATTTATAGTTGGAACAGAAAATTCATATTCTATAAAATTTCTCGTATCTGTTGGTGACGAGAAAACAAAACTTCCACCATTATCATATTGTAATTCTGTCCATACCTTATCATTAAATTCTTGAGGATCTTGATCATTCCAGAATTTAGCATAAACTTTAACATCAGTATCTGCAGGTCTATAAGCAGTCATATAAACCTTTAAATCTTCTGCTTCTTGTCCATCTGCTAAAACTATTTTTTTAGAAATGTATTTTGATAATGCATTACCATATCTTGTATGTTCATCTGTATAATCATTATTAATCAAGTTTTCAATAAAAAATGAAGATTTTCTAGATAAGTTTATAGCAGGAGAAGTTAAATCAGATTGGCTTTGTAAATTAACATCGAAAATTGAAGATTTGTTTGATGACAAATCATTTATTTCATTTGATTTAGACATTGCGTGTCGTTCAGTGTCAATAAATTGATAATCGTATTCATTAACAACATTATGATATGCAGAATCTGTAATATTTGAATTTGAAGTCCCTTTAAAATTATATGTTAAAGTTGTTCTAGATGGCTGAAGAACACCAAACTTTGGAACTACTGCGTGATATTTTAAGTTATCAACACTAGTAACATTAGAATACGCTATTAGTTTTGATTCACTAATAGATGAGTGATATTCTTGTGTATTACTTGTTTCAATTCTATATACTGCTATAACAGGATTTACAGTATTAGAGAAATATGTTGTAGTGTTTGCTGTAGATGAATCTATCCAAAGTTCACCTTCTGCTTCATTAATGTATTGAACTCTACCAGAAACTGAATTTGCTAGAGTATTAGAAAAAATATTAAGAGTATTTTGAGTTGATATTGAACCATTTACAGTAAGAACAACATCACCGACAGATATACCTAATGAAGTATTTGCTCTTGTAAATCCTTCCAATGATAAATATTCATCATCTTCATTTTTAAATATAGCATTTCCATTTAATTGATTAAACTTTGCTCTATAAAGATTAAAAGTTATATCTTCTTTTTGAATAGCAGTCCAAGTTTTTCTGTTTGCTGAGATAAACATAATTCCAGAATATGGATTTGAAAAGACTTGTTGGTCTGTTGTTACATCAAAATCTCCAGTCTCACAAGTCCAGATTGCATAATTTGGACTCCCTCCATCTGGCTGAACTATAAAAGCATAATCTTTATTAGACATTAAGTAAACTGGAAAATCTAATTCAAAAATGGTCTCTACTAAAGGTTCTCCAAAAGTAGGTCCTCTAGAAACAGATATTTCAGATTCTGTTAAATGGGCCTGTCCAATAATTCTAGATTGATCAGGCATATTATTTTCCATTTCACAAATGAAAACTGAACATCCAACAGTTCTGTCTTTATATCTAAAATATAAACCAACACTATTTAAATATATTCCTGTTATTTCGGCTGGTAAGTTTTCAATAGTGAATGATTGTGCCATAGGATCGCTATCACCACCATCACCATCACCATCACCTGGTTCTCTAGCAATAAATGTAGTTTGAGTTGAAGTTAAAGTTCTTCTTTGTGATGTTGATAGTGTAGATAATTGTGGTTGTCTCACAACAAGTGTTGTAGAACCTTTAGTAACAGAAATAGATTCTGCCATATAAGTAGTAAATGCGATAGTTGATCTAGCATCTTCGCCTTCTGAAATATCTCTAACATTATTTAATTCAAAAACTCTTTCGCCAGTTCTAAATGTTCTTTCTGGTATTCTAAACAGACCTACAACAGTTCCGCTTTCATTTGCTACTAATTGTGTGCCGTATTCTCCATCTTGGTTTACTATTCTATCTTCAAGACCTTCTTGTGGCTCAGTCAAACCAGATAATTCACCAGGAGCACAATGCTCATCAACGTTAACATTGTCAAAAAATACGTGTATATTACTCCTTGGTTTCATACCATTTGCTAAGAATGCAACAACTCTTGATCTCATATATGGATTTAGAGATACATCTTTTACATATGCACCCAAGTCTATATTCTCTGTTAGAGTATTTACTTGCAGTTCGTTTATAATTTGTTCTTGAACTGTTGAAGTTGTAGTAGTTACACCCTGACCTATTAGTCTTGTTCTGGAAGTGCTAGAAATATTTCTCCAATCACCAAAAATGGTTCCAAATGGAGATTCGGCAAATTGTTCCCAGGGTGTTGATAGGTCAATATCTACATTTACATTAGGAACAATTGTTTCATCTTGAAAATAGTCATAATTTGGATATAGATCTACAATACCGTTCCATTGCCAAGCAGATTCTGCAACAACTCTATATTTTGTTGAAAATTCTTGTGATATATATCTTTCATCTTCATAGTCTAATAATACTAATGGTCCTCTTCTTTTAACATTAGAAGACTTTACAGAATCTGAGGATGTGTTTGGAGTAAATTTAAAATCTATATTATGTTTTTCAAAGAAAGGTCTTGCTACAGTTTCATCTTTATCGATAGAAATTTTATATTCAAAATCAGAAACATTTCCTATTTTATGAGAATTGAATGGATCGGCAAATATACCATTTTTAAATCTATCAAGACCATTGACATCAGGTATAGTTAAATCTTTTGCTTTTTGCTCAAGAGCATTTAGAACTGTATAATATTCAAGTCTTTTTAGTCTCCTATCTATTGTTCCGATATCTTTCATAGTATATCTACGATTAGACCTATCAAATATTTTTATTTCTTGAGAAGACTTATAAGTCTCATATTCTCTTCTTGTAGCAGAAGGATATGGTGGAACAAAAGTTTCTTTTAATAAAACTTGATCGTTTTCAACAAATGGTGCTTGAGGTATTTCTGATGGAACACCTTGGTTTACTATGAACTCGCCAATTGGATTTATAGTAATGATGTCTCTTCTAGGCAAATAATATTCATAATCTGCTACAAAATTACTATCAGGAACAATCATATGTTGTCCAGTTGCTGGTATAACGTAATTATTTGTATTTAATGCTGGATTTATAGTAGCAGAACCTTCTGTAGAAGAAGAAATCGCAGTATTTGATTTTATTGATCTAAAATCAATAAAATTTCTTATTTCTGATTCGTTTTCTACTGGTAATTCTATAGTCTGTATAGCATTTGTATTTGCAGTATTAACATCATCTATAGGATATGATTCAACAGAAAAGAATCCCACTGAAGCAGAAGTGTTTGCGGTAAAGTGGTCTAATTCTATCAAAAACTTAGTAGATCCTGATATGTTAGATGCATATTCAGGTTTTACAAATAATCTAGAATGTTCTAATGCATCTTCTCTGCTGCCTCTGTCTAGATTAAACCAAGTTGTTCTATTAGGATTTGTGTTTGCATATGTCGTACCAACATAAATATTTCTAATTTTATGAACTTCAGAAAATCCTAAGTCCCAAGGACCTACACTAGTAGCAACATTATTACTACAATCAATTTTTACAAATTTATTTTTATTTATTATTTTTGGTATAGGGTTTGCTTGGTTTCTATTTACAATATATGATGCATAAATGGTTTGAGAACCACTATCCAATGTTAAACCCAAATTAGCAGAAAATGAGGTATTAGAATTTATAGTAACATTTGCAAGTGGTAATGGGGTTCCTGTGACAAAATATTTACCAAATTTACTTGCTGTATTAGATTCTGAAAATGACGAATCCACTGTTAAAGATGTGCTATTCCCAATAGATACAATTCTTTTTATATATGTTTGTGTTGAGTTTGCATAAACTCTAATATTAGAGTTTGCTGCTAGTTCATTTGTAAAATCTGTACCGTCTCCTATAACACTAGAAGAACCTGCAGTTATAGAAACATTTCCTGTTAAGTTAGCAGAATATGCATTCGTTGATAAAAATACATCATATTCTTCCAATAAAGAACCAGTTAACACAGAACCAGAAGATTGATTAAGTCTTTCTGTTGAAGCACCAGTTGCTGGAGTGTCAAGTGATATTGTTAATATACCAGACCCATTTATAGTACCTGATTTTATCTGAGAATATGTAAAGTTTGTATCACCAATTCCAGTATTATTTGTTAATCTTTTTATTGCAAGTAGTCCACTATCAAACACTGAAGATTTTTTAGTTGTGTCTTTTAGTTTAGCAATACCACCTTCCAATACAATATCTGCTTTAGCATCACCAAAAGAACCAGACATATAAAGACTTTTTACATCGGAGGAAAAACTTTTTCCAGAATTCATTTGAATATTAAATAAGTATACATAATATTTTCCGGTAGGACTGCCCTTTACGCCCTCTTCAAACGAAACTGCTCTAACATTTGCTTTACCAACAGATGTTCCAACTGGAGTTGATGTACTTCCTTCATATTCAGATATAGAATTTTGTGGAGAATCGTAAAGAGTTACTTCAGAAAGTTGTTCTGTATCAAAAACGCCCACAAATTCATCACATATGACATAATTACCATAATTTGCTGTAACAATCTGATTTTCCGCAAATTCAGTTGCTATTGCTCTATCTGCTTCAACATTAACGGTGGATATTTTTTCTATTCTATTACCACGAACATAAGCAATACCAGAAGACATTTCATAAAAGAAAGATTGTGAATTAGAAGAATTAACTCTTGTTTCAGCAGTGAATGGTTTAATAAAATAATCACCAGATTCTTCATATGTTCTTTTTGCTAACTCTTTTTGAATAGCATTATATTCAGTTATATCTCTTTGCTGTGTTGGTTCATTTGAATCAAATTCTACAATAGAAAAAAAGTTAGTATTTGATGTGTCTGTTTTTAATTTTGATACTAAAGTCGGATTTAATTTTAATCTATATGCACCAGGAGCATTTTCATTAGGATATCCTAGAGCATTGTCTGTTAAACTTAAATCTTCTTGGTCGTTTATAATATTTTCTGCTGTCTCAAAACCAACAACATAACCTGTTACATTTGTAGAAAATTCATTAACAGTTACAACCTGTGGTTCTACTTTTGAAAAAAATCCTTTTTGAAAAATTATACCATCTGAAACACCTACAGAATAAGATTGTCCATTAGATGTAAAACTACTATTTGTAGCAATAGTATTTGTTGTGTATAATAAATTATTAGCGTCTAATGTTCCAAATTCATTTTGATTTTCAGAATATATGTAAAGAGTGTCTCCTGGTAAAAATGTAGAAACTTTATTGTTAGAAGAATCTGTACCAAAAGTTATATAATCAAGATAAAATCTATTAGTATTTGGTGCGGTTGATTTTAATCCACTTTTTGCTAACTTAATATTTGCTCTAACAGCATTATTTGAATCTGTTGAATTTGTAACAATATATGTTTGAGGATCTAATGAGTAAACATTTAGATCAGTAGGAACAACTGTTGATTCTACACCATTTGCAAAATATATTTTGTCTTCAATAGATATGTAATCTAAATTTGGATAATAAAATATTGCAACACCATCAACTATAGTACCATCTTTAAAAACATTGTTACCAAATCTTTCAATTTGTTTTTGTAAAATTGTTTGGAGTTGTGTCAATTCTCTTGCTTGAACAGCAACAGAGGGTCTAAACAAAATTTTATAAAAATTCTTATCTTCATCATAATCATCAAAATATGGAGAAACATTAAAATTTGTTTTTAAAGATGACATATTTATTTCTTCCTATTATAACTTAATAATCAGCTTATATGCTTCATTTTGATTGTTTGAACGATTTACATTATTTATACTTTGTGTATAAAAAGGAACTAAATCTTTATAATAAATATCGCCAGTTTCATTTATTGTCTGAATTGTTGTAGTGTTGCTTCCTGCTGCATTTGTAACAGATTCTCCTTCTTGAAAATCTTTATCACCAGCAACATAAACTTGAGTAGAGTTAGAAAATACTACATAACCAACTGCTTTACTGTTAGCACCTTTAATTTTTTCACCTGTAACAAAAGTATGTGCTGGTGTTACATTTGCTTTTAATACTTGATCAAAAGTACTAGTGGTGTACACATTTCCTTTTGAAAAATCAGAGTTCAAATAATAAACATCTTTTACAATGCCTATTTTATTGTAAAGTGTATTTGATGTTACTATTGTATTTGATTCGGTATTTGAAAATTTAAAGTTAATTCCTAAACCTTGAACATTCAATTCATTTTCAGGACTTAAACCGTGACCACCAGGAGGATTTATAATAGGATATAAAATTGCACCAGAACCAGATGGACTATCTATTGATACATTCGCCCAAGAAACAAAAGTTCCTTTGGTTAAAACTGTTACGCTGTGAATAGAATTTGAAGAAGCATTAATATTACAAAATGCTGTTGGTACTATATCACCATCAGACTCTATAACAATATCAGGAGCAATAGAATATAAAGTTATACCAGGAGTTATATTATTAGTATTAGCAGAAGAAGTAAATTTAACAAACTTACCAGAAGCATTAGATGTAAAAGTATCCACTTTTAATAACTGAGATGTAGAAACTGTATTGTTTATTAAATATATCCCACAAGTATCATAATGAAAACTATCACCTATAGTATTAGATTGAACTTGTATTGTTGATGTATTGATAACTGCCTGTACAGTACCATTAGAATGTCTATCGTACCCAACACCATTATTTGCAATCACAATAACTTCCACACCAGCGTTATTTCCAGCAGCTGCAACTATACTTGAATTAGTAAATAGCGGAACATAATCTGTTGTTGCAAACCTATCATAGTTTGTTGTGGATATAGATGAAATATATCTCCAGATATAATTATCTGCAGTTTGAAATGATGTTTGTTGTGTGGGAGTAGATATAGAACTTGGTTTTACAGTAGAGTTAGCATTATTAGCATTATCAATACATTTGTAAATATGATAATATCCACCAGGAACATCTGGAGATGTGATAGTATAATAATTTGTATTTGTAAATAATGTATTTGATGTATTATCATATCTTTCATATATAGTATTTGCTGTCCAAGAATTATTTTTAATAACTGGAACTATATCTGTATTTGAAAGTTGTTTACCAAATAGCATTAACCAAGAATTTATGAAAGAAGTATCATAATCACTATCAACTGCTGTTGGTATACCATTAGAATATTCTAGTGGATGTGAAGCAAAAGCATAATAATGAGAAACATTTGCTTCAATACTTTCCAAAATATCTTGTATTAAATTTTGTTTAAATTCAGGTAGAATTTTTGACATTATTTACCTATTGCAGTATAACTTACTGATTTTGTTGTTACATTTGCAGTTCTTACATTTGCAGTAGAAGTATTTGATGCGATTACAATTGACTGGTATGTTGAATCATATGCACCAGCAATATTTGTTGTTACTGTAAGCGAATATAATCCTGTTGGAAAAACATTAGCAAAAGTAATATCACCTACAGTTGTGTTAGCATCAACACTACCATATTGAATAATAAGACCATTAGGAAGATAAGTAAATCCATTAGCACTTGTGTCAGATGTTCCTAAAGTCAATCCAGTATTACTATTTACTGTCACAGATGTAGCATTTACAAGAGAACTATTTGCTGTGGTGTTTACTGTAGAATTACCAACAGCAATTGTTCCTTCTGAAACAGTAATAGATGATGTAGAATTAGATACTACAATAGTTGAACTATTTGCGATAGAATTTACAGTAGAATTTCCAACTAAAATTGAACCAGAAGTTGTTGTAACTTCTGATGTAGAGTTAGAAATTGAAACTGTAGTGCTATTTGCGACAGAATTTACAGTAGAATTTCCAATTAAAACATTATTTGCAACTGTTGCATTATTGGATGCAAAAGTAAAGGCAGAATAAACTTCATCAAAGTTATCATTTACTTTATCAAAAGCATCTCGTAACGGATCACCAGTTCCGTCATTCGCTGTTGTGCCTATTCCTATTGTTTGTTTTGCCACTTCTTATGACTCCTAAATTAAGAAACAAAATCTGCTAATGGTAACATTCTATCAACCGTATAAGTTCTATCAGCAGTAGCAAAGAAAGTATAACTGTCCACAGTAACAACATTATTATCAGCTAGTAAAATACTAGAATCTGAAGTATAATCAAAAGATTTTACAGCTGTATTACTACTATGTAATAATTCTATATTAGAACTTACGTCTTGTATAAGTTCAAACTCTCCAAATAATTCAGAACCGGCAGAATGAAATGTATCTTTTATTATATCTTTGTATTTAGCAAGTATTTTTTGAACTTTTATCTGATAAGAAAAATCTTGATAAAAATAACTATCTTGTATAAATTTATCAGAACTTAAATGACTTCTTGTTGTTGACCAAAAACCTCTACCAACACCAACACCACCTTTAGTAACTTTACCTTCAACAAGACTTGCAATGTTAAATTCTGTTATATTTACAGACAACAGTGCACCAGTTCCATTAGAAGTTCTCACTGTAAGTGTTGGTGTTGTTTGATATCCCGAACCTCTATCATTATAAAGAATATTTATTATAGAACCATTACTATCAGTTCCTACAACTGCATTTGCTGTATCTGGAGTTCCACCACCAGAAAAAATAACTAGTTCATTATTTTGATAACCAGAACCACCAGAGCTAATTACAACATTACTCAATCCACCCTGTAAATATAAATCTACATCTTCACCATTTAAATAAGATTTACCAGAATCAACTATTGACACTGAAGTAACAATGTCATTTCCTGATGATGGCAAGCCTCTAATGTTTTCATTTTCACCGTTTAAAGTTTCATCTTCTCTTACCATAACAGTTTCATATGTAGCAAAATTAGCAGGCAATATTGTAGGTGCTGCTCTATATACAGCACTTGCTGTGGAACTATTCTCTGGTGGACCATAAAGAATTATTTGAGTGCTGTTTGTTACTTCTTTAATTACTTGTAATTCTTGTGTAGCATTCAAAGAAGAATTTGCTTGAATTTGAATGACATCGTTTGCAGCAAATATAGAATCAAATATAGTAGAAGTTCCAGTTATGGTATTTGAAGAAGCAGTGTAACTTATAGACCCAGGAAGTCCATTTGAAAGTAAATTAGATCTAACAAAATTTATAGTTGCGTTTGTGTAATTATTACCAGTTGTTATGTTATTTAATTTTGATACTGTTCCAAAAATATCTGTTATAAATGTTAAAGCAGTTCCAGTATTTGATGTTAAATTAGCAGTCTCATCTCCAGGAAACCCATAAGCAGTTGCATCTAATTGTAGATTAGAATAATTACAAATCACATCTGTATTATATGTTATTAATTGTTGATTTGTAAGTTGATCTAGCTCAAATCCTGCACCAGTTCCAGTAGTATCGTCTGTTTCATTATAAACAAATATAGAAGAGTTTGACAAATACCCGAATCCACCAGATAAAATATCAAAATTTATAGTTCCAAATCCTCTACCAACATTGGCAACTCTTAAAAGTCCATTTTGGCCAAAAGAAATAATATTATCATTTGTCAAATCTCTTTTAACTATTTTTAATATATTACCTACTTTAAAATTTTGTCCACCATTAATTATTTGTAGACCATTCAAAGAGCCTTTTAAAATAGGTGCAGATGTAATAGCAGAAGTATTTGATGCTTGTCCTTTTAGAACAATTGCTTCACCAATTGTAAAGTCTTGATTTTTTGGTGTAATGTTTGAAATAAACAATGTGTTAATAATGTCAGAATCAAAAGATTCTTTTGTAAAAGATTCTACTACTGCAAGAGTTCCTGATTCAGAACCTTCAATTTCTTTACCAACCAAATCATTCAAATTCCCATTATCAGTAACCTCTAAATATTTTGGTTCTTTCCAAGTTCCATCAGATGGTTTTAATATATCTCTACCAGGAATATATATTTCTGAATCTAAATTATAAAGAAGTTTAAATAGTAATTTGTGACCCTGTATACTAGATTTTGATCTGTAAGCATCTAAAACGTGCTTTATCATAAATCTTTTATTTACAACGGTCTCAAATGGAATACCAAATAAATATTTTTTCTCAAAATGAACTAAAAAATCATCTATAGTATTATCAATGTCACCATAGTTTAAAAGATTTCTTGAATGGTAAATTGGATTTCCATTAGATTCCATCCACTCAAAATATGCTTTCATAAACAATATAAAAGTAGGTCCCTCTTCTCTATAAAAAGAAGGGAATTGATTTTCAATAAAATTTGATATTTTTGTTTCTATTGAAAATTCCATATTACTTTACTGTTTCTATTACATTTACATTAACATTAGAATTATCAATAAGTAAAATCATATTTTGAGAAGAAATAACATCCTTATTTTTAGTATTAACTAAGAATGAGATATATTGATCATATCCCTTTATTTTGATATTATCAACTTCTACTTCACCTGTAGTATAATTTATTGATCCTATATTAGATTTAATTGTAACTAGTTGTCCAGAAATTTCCTTATAAACTTCTAGATTACCATTACCATCATCTCTTATTTGAGCAAATTCTGTTTCATTATCATCATCATCTAAAAATGTAAATTGTGTTGTGGTGAGAACTACTGATGGGTGTATAAATCCAGTACATAAAGTTTTTCTTGCTTCTAATTCATTGTTGTAGTTTATAACAAAACTTACTTTTTCATTTACTTTTGGTGTTTGTCTTGAAAGCAATCTTACTTGTGTGTCATTACTTGTAATGTTTTCATCAACTGCATCAATAGATGTAACAAACTTACTATATCTAAAATCATTATCAAATTTTGATAATGTATCAGTTCCAAAATCTAGTATATCTTGAATTACTAATGATTTAATATCAGATACAGATTTTAATGAAGTTACTGTATTAAGTTGAACTGATGATATAACGTGAATGTAAAAGAAATCTGGATCAACAAAGACAACTCTATTTGGAAGAGCAATATAATCTAATAGATAATTAAGAACATCGTTCTTTAAAAAATCTGGAGCAATTGTTCCTGATGCTGGTTTTAATGAAAGTAAAACTTTACCATATTGTTTAGGTTCTACTTCTTGTCCACCGTAAACATTAACATCTGATAATGCACCACCAAACTTAGATAGAACTAAAGCAGAATAATCATTTGATGCAACTGCTCTTTGTTGTGTAGCAAAAAATCTTGGTGCTCTAAATTTAACATCATCTATAGATTCTTGAAAAGCACCATCTGCTGAATTAGTAACTACTGTTGAAGTTACTGTTGTGACTTCACCAGAGTTTATTGGTCCTAAATCATCAACAAGAGAGATATCTGAAATACCATTGGAATCTTTGCCATTGTTTACAATGTAGTCTGCTTCTATAGTGGCAAAGTTTTGTGGTTTTCTTCCAAAAATATCATTACCAAAAACAATTTCATATCTATTATTATCAGATGGTTGTAAGAAAAATACCTGTGAGTTTTTGTTTATACCAAGAAGATTTTCTGCTCTTGTGTAATTATATGTATTAGCACCATTGTTCTCTATTACTGAAACTGTAAGAGTATTAACATCTATATTTTCATTTGATAATCTTAAAACTTGTGTTTCATCTGTTGAATCATATATGAAAGAATCTTGAAAAAATGAACCTTCTAGTACTTCAACATTTGAAATAGAGTAAGTATCGTTTGCAGATGTAATGATATTTACTTCATTAGTAACAAACTCAAAAGAATCATTTGAATTTGAACCAGAAAATCTAGTTCCTTTTGGAATTGTAAGAGGACCATTAATGCCAGTTGTTTCAAATGTCAAATCAAGAAATGCAACTGATGATCTATTTGAAATAGGAAGATAATTTAATTCTTTTGAATGTGATGCAACTGAATCATATTTCTGAGAAGAATCCAGAAACATTTCAGACGCAACCATATTTAAGTAGAAAGAATTCAAATATGAGTTATATGTCATTACATCAAGTAAGACATTAATATTTGAACCTTCAAAATCATAATCTTTTAAAACAGATTGATTTTGAAGATAAGTTTTAAAATTTTGTTTTAGTGTATCAAAATCTAATGACGAAATGTTTAATGAACTATTTGCCATTTAACGAACTCTTTTCAGTAATGGTATTGTTAATACTATCTCTTCTACACTATTTATAAGAGTATAAACAATGGTTACTACTATTTCGTTTTCGCTTATTGGATTATTTGATTGACTAGTTTTTATATCTAAGGAGGATTCAACTAATACATCAATAAGATTTACTCTTGGTTCATTGTTTAGTATTGTAGTTTCAATAAAAAATTCAATTTTACTTAATTGTGCTTCTGTGTTATTCTCAAAAAGAGATGCATTTACATCTGATCCAATTAAAGGTTGATAAAGTCTTTCACCAACATTTGTTTTAATAAGATTTCTTAATGATTGGTTTACTGCTTTCTCATTTGTGACACGACCAAGCTGCTCTCCAATAGGAGTCTTTGCAAAAGAATTTAAGAAATCAGAGAAAAATTCTCCTTGTTTTTCTTTTGGTGAAATAGATTCTGCTCTTGTTGGTCTAGTTACCATTTATTTTTTCCTTATGGTCCACAGAATACATTCGATGAACCTGTTGCTACTGATGTACAAGCAGTCACTGCATCTCCAATTCTTCCACAACCTTTGCCATTTATAAAAACTGTAGGAGAACCAGTTGTAATTGGAGCTTGATGTGTTGGACAAGGAACTCCAGGTAATAAATGTGGATGATTATTATCACCTTGCCTAGAAATACCTATACTATTTACAAACACATCAGGAGATCTTTCTAATCTAAGTGGAACTGAACAATGAACCACATCTTGGTCTACGAGATCACCTCTGCAAACGGCTGGCATTTTTTCTCTCCCTTTCCATTAATTTTTGAAGTTTATCATTCCATTGAGACAATTCTCTATGTTGTTCTTCTGTATGCGGTTCTGGTGGAAATGCTGGAAGAAATTTAATAACATTATCAAAAACTTCTGGTATATCTTCATATTTATCAAATGTTTTTAACTCGCCATCTATAAGTATAACAAACTCATTTTTGTCTCTATATTGTTGTGTCATTAATTAACCTTTATGGATTTAAGTCAATTCTATCTGCTACAATTTCAATTCTATTTGGTAGAATTTTTACATAAGAAGAACCACAAATTAATAATATTTCTTGTGATGCTGATATTCTCGCCTTACCAGAATTTACTTGCACATCCATATTACCAGACTGGACATTTATACCATATTCACCATTTTTTACTATATCATATCTTGATTCACCAGTAGAATGAAAAGAATCTCCCTCTACAGAAAAATTCTTAGAACCTGTAACTTTCTCGTTATCATTTCCTGAAGTAACTTTTTGTTTGTTATTTTGTGAACTTTTTGGAGTAACATCAACAGTATCACCATTAATTATTCTTGCTTCAATTTTACCAACTGCTTTTACATCATTTGTTCCAATTTCACAACCCCTCTCTTTTACAACTCCACATTTACTATTTCCTCCAGTATTGCTATCATCATTAGCATTTTTTGTACTACTTTTATTGTTAGAATATTCTCTTACACTGCCCGGACTTAGTGATACATTAAGAGAATTTCTTCTTGTATCTGAATCAAAGTTATTAGAAGAAAAACCACCATAAGATGTTACGATAGTTGAATGATCATTATCATTATTATTAGAGTTATCACGAGTTTCGTGAGTAACAGATCCATCTGGACCCATTTTAACAACTGGAAATGATCCTTGTCTATTTACAGTAGGAACTCCAGCATTTGTTCCTGATTCGTCTGGTAATCTTGGTTTATGATCATTATTACTCATTAAACTATTTCCTTTACAAAGTTAAGAAGTTTTGCTATATCTACATCATTAAATACAGCATCTAATTCTTCTGCCTTTGCTTTAAAATCTTCTAAATCTATTTCTGCTACTTCTGTATTTGGATTTCTAGACATTCTTGACAAATGTGTTAATGATTCATCCTTTATTTGATTTACAGAAAAAGTTGTATTATTTAAATTATTACTCATATTTTTAGATTTACTATTTGGTTTCATAGCAAGATTTGCATATTTTTCAATTACATTTTTTAAAACATTATGTTCTTTTGTAGTATTATTTAATAATTTATTCATTTTTGTATTATCTAAAAATGAATTTGGTAAATGGGATGTTTTTGCTTGATTTATAGCACCACCAAGTATTGGACCAAGCATACTAACTAAATCAGTAGAATTACCAGAATTTTTACCAGCTGCTTTATCTTCAGTTGTATCTGCTACTTGATTACAATATTTTTCTAATAGTTCATTTAATATGGGCACTGTTAAAGTTATAGAAACAATATAAGGAGATAAATCAGTTGCTAATCCAATTTCAGCATTAGTATAAACTTCTTGTTCTAAGTTATCAAAAGGCAAATATTCTGAAGTTCTGAGAAGATATACTTTTTCTTGATTTGGTCCTTCATATTCAACATAACCAGGATATGGATCATTTTCTTTTGTATAATATACCTGAACATAAAAATCAGGAATAGTTGTTACTACATTTGGTGGAATGTTATCACCAAATACTATCTCCGGTATAATAGATACTGGAAGATTCTTTTCACCATAAAGTAAAACTGAAATATACAAAGACATAAGAGAATCTTTTACCATCTCTTTATAGTCTTCTAATAAATCATCAAAATTAGTTAAAAGAGGTAAAGTAAAAGAAACTAAAACTGGACCATAACCATACCGTTTAACTAGAATACTTAATGCTCCTGTAAGAGCGTCTGTTACTAGTTCTTTAACTCCTGAAGTTGGTGTTTGTCCTCCTTTATCATTTCCTGCCGCACCAGAACTATTTCCAGGATTTCCTTTAGTTGAGAGTGTTTTAGTTATTTTAGACACTTCATCATAAAATCTTGGAAAAATATTAGATAGTCTTTGGGGGTCTACTTCATTTAATCCATCTAATATTGAATTAGTATTTAAAGCACCGGCAATTGTACCTATATCTCCTGTAGGTGCATATAGTTCTTTAGCTTTTTTTAAAAGACCTGTTATATTTTTGTTAGCAGGATTTCTTGCCATTTTATGTCCAATCTACCATTTTATTCGTTGATGTTGTGTCAAAATCTTTACAATCTGGTTCTTCATATTTTTTACCACCCAATCTTACATTATAGGGAGTTCCTAATTGAGAGGTTCTTTGTGTATCACCTCTTTCTGGGTCTAGGCTACCAAAGTAAGTATCTGTGTCGTAACTACTAGTTCCAGGAGGAACATAATTTTTAGACCCAAAAGGTCTACCACAAGTTGACATAATATGTACAATTCCATTTATTGTTTCACATAAAACATAAGTTCCAATTGGAAGAAATGGTGTAGAACCTAAACCAGCAATATCAGGCGAATCGGTTTGTCTAGCAACTTTAGCTTGTAACAAGTCTTCTTTTTTTATATCTTTTGGATTTTGTGTAATAGGTCTTACAGTATATCCAACACTAACTCCTCTCGCACCAGTATCATCACCATCAAAAGGTCTACAAATTATTTGTCCCATCCACATTTATTATCTCCCTTCTGGATCTCCTTTTAAAGTTTGAAGTACTTGGGTATATCTTGGTTCTTCTCCAACAGCACCAATTCTATGTATAATAGTCCTCACTAACATTTTTCCATTTGTTTTTGGGTTTCCAGTAGTAGTATTTTTATCATCTTTTGCTAGAATAGAAGTGATAATAACTTTCCCTGGATCAACACCAGGTCTAGAAAAAACTGTAATTTCAGAAGCATTATCGTTTAAATGGCGGGTTTGATAATTATATCTATCTGTTGGCGTAGAATATTTACCTTGTTTAAATATATTATTTAAAGGGTCTGGATAATTATGAATTGTATTATTTTCATTATCTGCTCCTTTTTTACCAGGATTTCTACCAGCAGTTCTAAAATTATTTGTTTCAGATTTTACTCCTAATCTAAGTCCACCATTTAATCCATTAAATTGACTCATATCTGCATTACCTCCTCTAATACTTGCTGAATTCATAAAAATATTAGATGGTGAAACATTAATAATAAATCTATCATCTGGAACTGTATTTTTTGCACTTTCTGTAAAATTTGCAACAGGCGATCCACTAAACATATTTTCATAACTATTAAAAACTGGACATCCATCTTTATCATAATAAACCACGACATAAGAAGATTTTTCTTTTCGTATATTAGAATTATTCAGACCCTTTTGAACTGCATCAGAAAAAGACATTTGATTAAAATTGAGAGAAGTTGGGTCAGTTTTTACTTCTGATTTAAAACACTTAGTTCCTAATTTTTCATAAATCTTTTTTAAATGTTCTTCCACAGGTTTATCTTTAGCACCATAAACAACTCCACCATTTACCTTCTTTGTATCTTTTCCATTTAAAGTAAAAATATAAGTGTTATGTTTTCTTGCAGAATTGTTTGTATCACTCCCATCACTATGAGAATCTATATTTTGCCCAGTATCAACCATAAATTCAAAGTTAAACCTTTGACCGTTGTGGTCTGTCCAAGTAACTTCTGCTGTCTCTGACCCATCACCTTTTATCTTTGCTAAATTTCTTTCTGCATCAATTACAGATATTCTACCAATAGGACCAAATTTTTGTGATAAACACTGTTTTATCATAATACCAGCAACAAGAGCAGGGTCTACTGTCTGACCACCAATGGTAACTTGTAAGCTTGATATTTGTCCTGGATTTTCTTTAGGCATATTTATTCCTCAAGTAAGTCAAGTAAACCTATAACAGCATTTCCTGCCAACGAACTGTCTAAAACTTTAATAGTTCTGTTAAATTCATTCTTTTCAATCTCATCATCATAGTGTGTAATACCTTTCCAATAAACTTCTTCTTCTGGTGCTATATTATTTGATACAAGAGTTGCAGATGTAAAAATTGTATTTATCTCACTTTCTCTACCGTATATGTAACTTGAACCTGAAATAGTAATAGTATTACTTTCTAAATGTGTTCCAGATAAATGTTTTAAATACACTCTCGTATTAGAAGAAGAAATAACTTGCCCAGAACCAGTATTTGATGCTGTAAATACAATATCACATATTTCATTTTCTACAAAATTAGTGTTGCTTACTTCATAAGAAACAATTTTATTTGTTGTTATCTTCCAATCTTTTGGTACTCTTTTATACTCTAGTATATTACCAAAATCATCATACACTGGATGCCAATATTTTTTCAATGAGAAAGCAAGTGCTTCATATCCATTTGTTTCTAATGGGTCACTGTTAGTCCAATCGTTTCTATAGTAATCAATCTTTTGTTGGGATTCTACAACAGATCCATATTTTGTAGTGAGAAAGGAATTGAACTCGTCGTCTGACAAATACCATTCATAATAAGGGTCTACAATTTTATTTGATAGATATACTAACCAAGTTTTAAACTGGTCGTCATAATATCTATAACTAAACTGATCTGGTCTTTCGTGTTCTGAAATATCATAAGTATAGAAAATATAAGGATTAAAGTAAGCAATATCAGTTATTGTTACTCTTCTTGTGATATCAATAGAAGCAGTATTGGAATATTGTATTTGTGGAAACTTATCGAAATATCTATCTTCTGGCATTAACTAGTTCCTCTACTCCAACTATTCTTTTCCCATATTTGGATTTCTTTAAATTGAACTGCTAATTTTACATTCACTGGAGCACCATTTCTTAAAAATGCTGGTTGTCCAGCACCATTATACTGAGCTTGAACTGATGTGATTGCTGCTGGTTTCATTACAAAGGTATAATAGTCCTTTGGAAACAATTTCATTATTGCAATATCTGGATAATCATAATAAAATCCCTGAGAAGTAGGAGCAGCAGCGTATTTAAATGAATTAACAATATCAGCTATTCTTCTTGTTTCGTCTTCATTATTAGCAACTAGATCCCAATTAAATACATATTCTTTAAAATTAGGTTGAGTAAATACCATAAATAACCCAGGATTAACTGTTACTCCAGCATAAGCTCCTGCTATAGCAGCGGCACCACTTACTGCTTTACCATACTGTTTTACAAAATCAGCAGCTCTTTCGGGTAAAAAACTGCCTGTAATTTCTCCACCCTGTTTTACAATACTTGTTTGCTCCCAATTTAAAATACTTACATCTGCTAAACTTGATGGAACTGGGAGAATAACACCACCGCTTGGATCTCTTGTTTGTGCACCTGAAATATTACTAAATGGCTCACTTTTATAGTTAACAAATTGAATTTGTATGTAATATCTTCTATTGCCAGTGATTAAATCACTAGGAAACACAGAACTTCCTGTTCTACGAGGTTGTGGTTTTTGTGGAATATTTCTAGGCACTCCGCCTGAATATCTTAGTGGCATTTGATTCCTACTTATTGTATAAATACTTTTATTTATTTATATGGAAAATGAGCAAGTATAAAGGTTTTTTTAAACCAAAAAATCCAGATAAGTATATGGGAAACCCAACTAACATTATTTATCGTTCAAGTTGGGAATTGAAATTAATGATAAGACTTGATGAAGACCCAAGTATAGTATCTTGGGGTTCTGAAGAAGTAGTCATACCATACCGTTCACCTATCGATAATAGAATACATCGTTATTTTGTTGATTTTATAGTAAATAAGATAAATAGAAATGGTAAGAAAGAAACGGTGTTAATAGAAGTGAAACCAGCAAATCAAACTAGACCACCAAAGAAAAAAGAAAAGATTACCAAAAGATATTTATCTGAGGTAAAAAATTGGGGTGTAAATGAAGCAAAGTGGAAAGCAGCTAAAGAATTCTGTGAAGATAGAAAATGGACCTTTCACATCTTCACAGAAAAAGAGTTAGGAATTAAATAATGAATTTTTCAAATCTGTTAAAATTATTAAACAGAAAAACACTAGAGAGTCTAAGACAAAAATCAGCAGAATGGTTTCAAAATAGAGTCGGACAACTTACTGGTTATAATAGACTTCCTACAGACCCTGATGATAAAGGAACTAATATACTAAAAACTTCTGGAAACAGAGGTCAAGGTAATCTAATTATGTTTTACTATGATGCTAAACATAAAGATACATTACCAATGTGGGATAGATTCCCTCTTGTTATTCCATTGGGACCAGCAAAAGGTGGATTTTTAGGATTAAATCTTCATTATATAGAAGACCCTAAAATGAGATTACAGTTTCTATTTAATTTAACAGGTATAGACAGAAAAGACATACCTCCTAATTTTAGATTAAATGTTAATTTTGATAGTAAAGACCCATTAATGAGATTATGTGTAAAGCATTACCTTAGAGGACACATTAGAAGTAGATTCATAAGAATACCAGTAGATGAATGGGAAAATGTAGTTCCTCTACAAACAGCACAATGGGTATATAAAAGATAAACAAACAGGAAATTTAAATGCCTTTCAACATAAGCACTTTTAGAGAAGAAATTCATAATAATGGTTATTTGAAAAAGAACCAGTTTAATATGACTATTCATTTGCCTAGACTATTACAGAATGCTGTTATTGAAAATGTTGAAGGTGGCAATGATACAAGAAATATTTCTAAGATGATGGAGTTTAGAATTGCTAATGTTCGTACTCCACAAATCACAGTTTCTACTGTAAATGTTCAAAGATATGGTGTTGGTCCAGTTCATAAGTATCCGTTCTCAACACAATTCAATGAAATCATATTTACTGTAACTTGTGATAAGTTGGGAGATGTTTGGAGATTTTGGCATAACTGGGTAAGAGAAGTTTTTGATGCTACTGGTGGTGCAGATCAAAGATCTGGAAATATAAATGAATTGCCTAACTATGATGCTGGTTTCAGAGAAGATTATTCTTCTACATTTGAATTAAAATTATTCACACCAGAAGGTGAAAATGCTGTTGGATTTAATTTGTTTGATGCATATCCTGTAGTTATAACAGAGGTGCCTATTTCTTGGGCAGACCCAGGAATTGTAGAATTAACTTTATCAGCACATTATAGAGAATATGTAATCGTAGGAACTAATTTAAGAAGACAACAAACACTTACTGATTTATTACAATAATATTTGGAGAATATAATGTTACCTAAAATATCACACCCGTCATATAAGATTGAAGTGCCTTCACTTGGTAAAAAGAAAAACTTCAGACCCTTTCTTGTAAAAGAAGAAAAACTTCTTCTGATGGCAAAAGAGTCTGATGAACCCGAAGACATTCTTACAGCAATTAAACAGATAGTGAATAATTGCTCTTTGGATAGTGACCTTGATATTGATAGTCTAGCAATATTTGATTTAGAATATATCTTTCTACAGTTAAGAGCAATATCAGTAGAAGAAGTTTTAAAAGTTTCATATAGAGATTATGAAGATGATAAAGTTTATGATTTTGAAGTAAATTTAAAGAATATTAAAGTTGATGTTCCAAAAGATAAGAAAGAAATTATTAAAATTTCTGATAATATTGGAATGATTATGAAGTATCCATCTGCAAAACTTTATGATGATAAAGAATTCTTAAATGAAGAAGATGAACATTTGTTTAAACTAATTGTTAGATGTGTAGATAAGATTTATAATGGAGATGAAGTTTATGAACTAAGTGATTATTCAAATCAAGAAATTGAAGACTTTCTTGAAAACCTTAGTGTTAAAGTTTTTGAACAGGTTCAAGAGTTTTTTGAAAATTGTCCAAAGTTACAACACACCATTAGATATAAAAATTCTCTTGGTAATGAAAGGACTATAGAGTTCAACTCATTAAATGATTTTTTTACTTGGCGTTGAGTCATAATAGTTTAGAGAATTATTATCATGTAATTTTCTCAATGGCTCAACACCATAAATATTCTATTACAGAAATAGAAAACTTAATACCATTTGAGCGGGATATCTATATGAATATGCTATTAAGACATCTTGATGAACAAAGAAAAGAAAGAGAACAAGAAAGTCTAGTATAATGGCAGTAGAATCAGAAGAAATTTTAAGTAAGATAAGTGATTTAATAAATTCAAAAGTTGATGAATTATCTACAAATCTTAATAATTTTAGACAAGAAGCATCTAATAATAATCAAACACTTGAAAATACTATAGGTTCAATTAAATCTGTTATTGATGAAAAACTATCAAAAATAGATCAAATTTCTTCTGAGATAAATTCAATACAAACAAGTGTTCAAAATGTGGCAGATAATGTATCTGCCACAAATAATAAAATTGATAATATATTATCACAACAAACCCAACTACAAAGAACTGTAGATTCTGTTTCTCAGAACATTGAAAAACTATCCACAGTTACAAGTAACCAACTAACATATCTATCCAACCAATCTCAAAATATAACTGAAAAAGTAGATAAACTTTCTCTTCAACAAGAGAGAGAAGCAAGAACTGCTGCAGTTGAAGGTGCTAGAGGAACAGTTGTTGTAGACCCTGCTACTGGAAAAACTGTTTCTGGTGTAGCAGCTGCTGATGCCACAGGAGCTGGTGAAGAAACAAAACAGAGTCTTATTGGTTCAGTATTATCTGGAATTAAAGGCATTTTAACAAGTCCCCTAGCCTTAGGTGCTGCTGCTTTAGGTACTGCTGCAGCTTTAAGAAAAGAACCTCCTGGAACACCACAAGCAGGAAGTGATGCAGAATTTAATCTACCACGAGATACATCTGGAAGTAGAAGAACAGGCGGCCAAACAGACCAAGGACCATCATTATCTCCGTCTGGTACAACTCCTAGTTCTGGTGAATATAGCGGTAGTCTAGCAAGAGATAGAAAAGCAGTATTTGAAAAAGAATTAGAAAATCCTGCTGTAATAAGAAGACTTTACAATTTATCTAGATCTGAAGTTGGAAAAAATCCAATAAATCAACAACTATTTTCTGAAACTGTTTTTAATAGATCTATGTTTAGAGGCAGATCTCTATCTTCAACAATGTCTTCAGTTAGATCTGAAGGAGTAAGAGGGGGTTATTATCCTGTAGTAAAAAATTACAATCCTTCACCAGAAGAATTAGAAAGATTTAAGCAAAGTGTTATAAACAAAACTATGTCTGGTGCAAATAATACAAGTATGGCAACAGATAACGCATCATTAGATGTTGCAAGAAGAAGAATGCAAGCAGGTGCACACGGTCAATATCTTGGTGTTGGTAAAAAAGATATAACAAAAGATTACTATTATAGTGGTGGTATAGGTGCTGGAAGATATAGAACAAAACACGGAATAAGAGCACAAGAATATCAAAAAAGAATTGAACAGGAAAGACAACAACAATCAAGACAAGAAACAGCACCTCATCCTGATGCTAGAAGAGAACCATCACAAGAACAACCTAGACAATTTCCATCACAAAGAAAATTATCTGGTGCAAATGAAGAAGTTACTTCAAGATTTAATGAATTACAAGGATTTGTAGGACCTCTTAAAGTTATATCGGGTTATAGATCGCCAAGTTATAATAGAAGAGTTGGTGGTGCAAAAAAATCACAACACACAAGCGGCAATGCTATCGATATAGATGTTAGACATTTATCTATAGAACAAAGACAAGAATTGATAAAAAATGCCAGTGCACTTGGTTACAAAGGAATTGGAGTTTATGCTAATAGCATACATTTAGATATGGGTTCAAGAAGATATTGGGGACCTAACTATAGTGGAAATAGTTTACCTGGATGGGCAAGGCGTGTTATCCGTTCACATATGTCTGGTAGATTTAATAGAGACGATTTACCAAAACAACAAAGAGAGAGACAAAGACAACCTGATGCTAAAACACAACCTGATCCAGATGTGTCACAACCAGGTACAGATAAAGCACCAGTAACAACAGGAGATATACTAAGATCACTCATACCAGGAGTGTCACAAGCAAAAGCTTCACAGAATGAAAGTGTCTTTAGAGATGAAGAAGATCAGTTTATGAGAACATATTATCCATCTGATGCCGATCCTACACAATATCAAGGTATGGATGATGAAGATTATGAACCAAATAGACCTGATTTAACTGGTGTTCCAGATTTTTTAAAAGGATTCTATAAAGCAACTGCTATGCCTGAAGGTAAGGATATTGAGGGTAGAATTGAAAAAAAACAACCACTAAAACCATCTGCTCTTGGAAGAATTGAAAAAAAACAACCACTTCTTAATTTTAGAGACATTTTAAGAGAACCATCTGATTTTGGAAGAATGCTTGGATATGAAAGATATGTTGATGAAAAAAGAATGAAAGAGTTAATGGAGCAATCTAAAATGCTTCAAAGTATGGACGATGCTGATCTTACTCCACCTAAAACTAAAGATGAAATGAATAAAATTTTAGATGGTATATTAAAAAGAGCTAGAAAAGTAGAAGAAGAAGCAAAAAAACAAGAATCGCAAGCACAAACACTAAGACAACCTGTTGCAGGTCCTTTAGCAGGACGAGGATTTTTCAATGATATATCTCCTCCACCAGGAGAAAATAAACCTGGAAATGGTGTTAATACAGCACCACCACCAAAACACAAGATCAAACTCAATCAATATATTGATCCTGATACTTTAAATCAAGATTTTTAAAAAATGTTAGAATCAGATCTTCAAAAAGTATCAGCATTATTAAATTCTAAAACAAGAAATACTAGAACACGCATTAACTTGTTTAGAGTTGAAGCACAAAGAAATAATAATAAAATTTCAAGATATCTAAGATTATTATCTCGTGTTTTAGACTTGAAGTTAAGAAAACTAAATGAACTAGATCCTAAACTTAAAAACATTGATAAATCTATCGTTCGTTTATCTAGTTCATTAGACAAAAATAGTTCTTTATTAGAAAGATTATTTCAGACACTCAATACTATTAGTGAAAGAATAACTGGTATATCTTCAACAGAAAACAATTTATCTAGTTCTATTGTTGAAAACATTTCTTCATTAAGTGCTAATTTTTTAAATATTAGTGAAAATGTTGATTCTATAAAAATAACACAAAAAGAAAAAAAGGGATCTACATCATTAAGAAACAGACTTAAAGGTTTATCATCAATAACAAAAGATGATATTATAAACTATTTAAAACAGAATCCATCTTTACTTTCTGCTTTAGTAGGATTACTTCTAGGTTCTGTTCCTGCATTAGCAGCAACAGTTGGTAAAAGTCTTGGGTTAACAAAAGAATCACCTAGAACACCACAAGCAAGAACAAACCGAGATTTTAATCTGCCAGAAGATACATCTGAGAGTAGACAATCATCACCAGAAAGTTCTTCTCCTAGTTATGGTGATACTCAACCATCACCAAGTGAAGTTAATGTTGAGAATAAAGATGTAGAAGTTTACCAACCATCACAACAAAGTTATGCTAGATCTGGTGCAGGAACAATGAATTTTGAAAAAGGAGAAACTTACAGAGGAACAGTTTTACACGATGCTGGGTATCAAACACTTGAAAAACAATTAAAGTTTCAATCAGGTGGACTTGGTAATAGAAGTAGACTTGGATATTCTGCTGTTATAACAAAGGATGGTAGAGTTATAGAAACAGCAAACCCAGAACAAAGAACTTATCACACAAAAGGAAGAACTTCTTCAGGTGCAAATGTAAATCGTAATTTTACATCTCTTGGTTTTATTGGTGGATTTAGTAAAGAAGGTATAGACGGAGCAGTTGAAAGTGGTGAGTTAGCTAGATTTTTTGCTAGAAGACCTGGATCATTAGAACAATTAACGACACACTCTCAAATAGTAAGAGATAGAGGTTCTCACTTACACGGTGGTGGAGATAGAGAAAGAGTAGGTTATTATGGTGGAAGGGGTGAAGCAACTCCACAATTAGAATATATAAGAAAAAAACACCTTAAAACTTTAAGAGAACAGGTTAAACGATTAAGAAGTCCATCTGTTCCTAAATCAAGAAGAGGTAAAACTTCACCACCCCCTGTTCCTAAACCAAGAGGAGGTGGAAAAGTTGTTCCATCAAAACGAAAAGATATACCAACAGAAGTTCCTGATAGCAAAATACCACCATTATCTAATAATGAAATGAGAGCAATAGCAGAATTTTTAGTGGGAACACCAGCAACATCAATATCAACATCACCAGCACAACTTTCTTTTGGAAAAATAAAAGAATATCGTACTCCAATAGATCGTACACCACAACCTTCTCCGAAAACTCCAATAGATCCTACACCACAAATAGACTCAGAAGCACATATGGGCGATACATAAAAAAGGGGAGCATTGCTCCCCTTAAACTTAGCTATTTGCCAGTTTTTGAAAAAACTCCAATGATTCATCACCATCGTCGTTATTACTAGTAACCTGATAATCAGTATTAGAAAATTCAGGTTGTTTAGTTTCAGGAATATCCATCTCTGGACGATATACTGGTTCTTGTTTTTGTTCCATATTAAGAACCCGCATAAGACGGTCCTTCAACTGTTCATAGGACTTAAAATTGGATTCATTTACAAACTCTTGTAAAGAATTTTCTGATTTCCAGATACGCTCCAGTTCAGAATCATCTTCACTCAAAGCAGATGGAGAATCAAACTCTGAACGGTCATAGTTACGATATCCTTCTACATTACGAATCTTGAGTTTGAAATTTGCACCATTCCATAAATCAAATGGGTTTACTGACTCTTCATCAGCAAACTGTGGATTCATAGCTTCATTTAGTTTTTCAAAGATTTTCTTACCATACTTGTAAAGGAATACTTTTCCTTCATTTTCTGGTTTTGCAGAATCAGTGACAACATAAATGTTACTAATAAAGTGCAAACGACGTTTTTGCTTACGAGCAATCTCTTTATCAGACTCTACACCAGAGTTCCATAGTTTTGAATTATACTCAGAAACTGGATCTGGTTTACCAATTGTTGTTAAAGAGTTTTCAATATACCAAAGTCCAGTTGGTCCTTGAAAACCGTGGTCATAAAGACGAACAAAAGGAACATCCTCTTCACTTGGAGGTGGTAGAAAACGAATAATAGCGTAGCCATTACCTGATTTATCTACTGTAGGAGTCCAAAACCGTTCATCTGCACCTTTTTTACCACTGTCTTGATTTGCCATCTTTGAAAGTTCTGCATTGAGAGCTTCCATTGACTTTTTTCCAGACATACTTTTCAATTTAGAGAAGTCCATAGTATTTCCTTTCGAGTGTTTGAGTGTTTGAGTGTTGAATATGACTCATTTGAGTCAAGATTATATATAACATAATCATTTAAAGTAGTCAAGGACTATTTTCTTTAATTTTTCTTCATTATACTGAATAAATGGTGTGTATTTTTTAATTTTTAACTCAATTTCTTCCCATATTGGTTCATCTTTTAGATTTTTATGAAAATATTTTTCAGTTTTTGTCATTTTAATCAGTATACAGAGTGTTTCTAACGATATTTTGTTACCCAAATACAGTTTTAACACTATTGGGTGTTGATTTTGCTCTATTTTTAGGTTTTGATTGAAGTCATCATCAAGTTTTGATAGGTCTTGCTTAAACAAATAAGTCAAAGACTGTTGTTTCTTCAACCAAGACCTATATTCTCTCTCTGATTCTTCAGAGTAGACAAGTTCTTTGATCCAACTTTTGGGATTTTTGATAAAATTAGCAATAAGGAACCCTTGAACATCTTCGTGTTTTGCTAATTTCTGAAAAAATATCTTATCTTTTCTTTTTTCGAATGATTTTTGAGTCATTCGTGACTTACCATTGTATTTTAGGTAGTCAAATCTCTTCTGAGTGAAGTGATTTTTCAATGCAATGTACATTGAAAATGCTTCGAATGGTGTCATTAAAGGGGAAGTCTTTTTGGTTTCTCTAGAATGTTCAATTCTTCTGCTTCATACTGAAGTTTTGACATCATAACTGGATCTTTTTTGATTAAACCTGCAATAAGTTCAACCTCAACATTATTTTGTTCACACCAAGAAACTACACCATCAATGTATTCAAGTTTTTTATCAATACAATATTTTTGTATTTCATTTAGAATATTTTGATGAGTAAAGTTTTCATTTAAATTTATGTTTTTCATAACAATCTCCATAGTTAAGTGGTGGGATTCTGTTTCCAGGTTCCCACCGGACCCAGACTAGGCTGCTAGAGCATAGTCAAGAGGTGCATTATCGTTTGCAACTATTTAACGGACCCGATAACGGTGGTATCATGCCGGTGATCTAAACTTTCCCTACACTATCAGTCGATCCTAATTCATCCCCCCAAAAGACACAGACCGCATCTGTATTCCCATCACTAATCATCTATGTCCTTTGGTGGAGATGCCGAGAATTGCACTCGGGTCCTGTCTAGTTTCAAGATTGCCTCAAACAATCACAAGTATATTTATACCATATGAAAAATCATTTGTCAACCAATATTATTAAAATAATTTAGAGAATGCCATGAATCTTGTTTTGTACATGGCATTCTCTGTTTTTGTTATGACAAGACTAAGTGAATTAATAGAACAATAGCAACAGATGCTGATAATCCAATCATCATTTTTAGAAAATCCATACCAATAAGTGGGAAAACTTTCTTGAATTTTGTTTTACCAGATAGTGAAGCAATTGCAAATTCTCGTCCTGCTAATAGACCAACAAATACCCAAGTTGTACTCATTGGAATATCGTTTACTTCTTTGAAAATATAAAGAATGACAAAATATGCAGCATCAATAAGTGTTGCTGACCTGACATATCGAGTACTATCTTTTTCAATTACAATATTTTGAATTTTACCACCACCCTCACGAAACATGAATGCAAGAGCAACAACAAAAACAAAACAAATGACCAGAAGTAAATCTAGTGAAATTTCACGTGGTAGAAACACAGCAATATTTGCAATATCATGACTCAACCAAGTGTACCATAGAAAACCAGTTGTTACCCATTGAGCAACTACCCATTTATTATGATTTTCACCATATCCTTTATCATTAATTTGACCGATTGGCATTTTATTAGAAACATATGTAATAATAATCCATAGAACATATGCTGCTACTGCTGCCACTGCATATCCTGCCATTGATTTAAGTAACATTTTCTCCAAAATAAAAGTGGATGCAAATGCACTTAAAACAAGAAAACTAGTAGATACAGGAATACCAAATCGAGTTAACAATAAAAGTAATGCAGGTGCCAAGGCATGATACCATTGAACTTCAATAAAAGGAATTTTGTTCAATCGACCATAACTAATATCACCATTATTAATATACCAACCATAGAAGAGAGTGAATACCAATACTGATGATGCTGCGCCCCACATGTAAAGTTTTGAAACGGAACGGTTTGATGCCATCCATGTTCCAAGAGTTTGTACACTGTCATTCGCTATGACAGAATAAGCAGCTAAGAGAAAACCTAACCACATCCATAGAGTTAAATCAAACATGACTATTACCTCACATTGCTTGAATTACAATAAAGACGTACACCTTTTAATAGCACTACGTCACAATGTTATTTATTGGTTACGCACTCCTGCCCAAAATCCATCATCAAGTGGTATATTGTCTGCTTCAATACCAACTTGCTTTAGATCCTCACAATAGTTTTGTATAGCCAGTGGTGATGACGCTGCATATGAATAACGACCATTAATTACCGCGATATAACGAGCATACTCATCTGGCAAACTGGCATCCTGTGTTGTTTTGCAATCAATGCCCATGTCTTCTAACTGTTCACGAATGTTATCATACTTGGTCATGGTTTTTACCTTGCTAGTGCCAAAAAGATTAGTAGGGCACAGATAGAAGCTATAACCAAGCCGCCCATTAATATGGAAAAGGTTTCATCATGTTTCTTCATATCTGTGCTCCGTTCTCTTGATTATGTAACCATTATATCAAATCTGAGGTGATTGTCAACTATCAAATTATCATAACGTTTACAACCACTTAGGAATACCCGTAACTTCATCAATTTGGTGCGTATCATTTTCATCAGGTTCCACGTCAGACGGAAGGTAGTCATGGATCGAATCATGTGCTTCTTTCAGTTGAGCGTTTGTAATAGGCCTAACAGCCATTTCGGCAGTAGGACCTTTCGTATCCCAAATTTTGCGCAGCACATCGATCGCATCATCAAGTGTCTCAACATTCTTGATAACACTAGCGATATCTTTTTTAGAACGCTTGATTTTAATAGTAATAAGTGACATTTTATTATCCCTCTCACAGATGAATCGGATTGGGCCCAGCCCAATCCTTCTTCACAGCAACCACTAGCTGTTGCATTAGTCATCCAGATCCTTCAGGAGTGCATCAAGATCAAGGTCATCGTCATCAGACGCTGCTGGAGCAGCTGCTGCCTTTGGAGCAGGTGCTGGTTCAGCCTTTGCAACAGGTGCAGGAGCTGCAACAACATCTTCCTTGGCATCTTCAACCATGACCTGTGCTGCAGGAGTAACTGAACCAAGGCCAAGAACCTTGTTTAGCTTTTCCTTTAGCTCATTGTATGACTTGAAGTTCTTTTCAGAGATAAATTCGTTCAGATCATGTGAACGCTTCCAGATAGTTTCAATCTCACTGTCATCATCAGCAACTGGCGATGGTGTCATGAAGCTTGACTTGTCATAGTTACGATAGCCTTCGACCTGGCGAATCTTGATTGCAAAGTTTGCACCTTCCCACATATCAAATGGGTTCAATGCTTCTTCGTCTTCAAACTCAGGATTCATTGCCTGGTTCAGCTTTTCGAAAATCTTCTTGCCATACTTAAAGAGGCGAACTGTACCTTCGTTTTCAGGGTTAGCAGTATCCTTAACAACAAGAACATTGGAAATGAAGTGCAAGCGGCGCTTCTGACGTCGTGCTTCATCTTCTTGTCCAGAGTTCCACAGTTGGTTGTTGAGTTCACCAACAGGATCTTGTTCACCGAGTGTTGTACGGCTGTTCTCGATGTACCACATGCCAGTTGGGCCTTTGAAGCCATGGCTGAACAAGCGAACCCAGCAGTCACCATCAGGATCAGAAGGTGGAAGGAAGCGAACAACCGCATAGCCATTACCAACAGAGTCAGTGGCTGGCTGCCAGTAACGATCATCTTGATATGACTTCTTGTTGCCACCATCCGATGATTCGTTCAGCTCATTCTGGAGCTTGTTCAGAGCTGCTTTGCGGTTCTTCTTGAGTTTATTAAAGTCCATTGTATTTTCCTTGTATTGCATCGTATTAGCATTGTATTGATGGTAGGTCATCACCCTATTCGTATTATGTTTGTATAGTATCACGTGTTGTTGTTCGTGTCAACTATTTTTGGTACGGACGGCCAGACTTGTACTAAATGCGGACATACTGCTAAACAATCGCCTAACTTCTATAAGAACCATAACGAGCATTGTAAAAGTTAATCCCATAACGAGGAGTAGTACTTTCCAAACAGTCTAAATCCGTTTGAAATACGCTCTTCGTACTTTTTGCGACCTTCCAAGTCATACTCTTTGGTATCGTTGGGTCCGCGAATCATTTCGCACATTCCGCCTTCTAGCGTTTTCCACTGGATGTCGCTAGTTCCAGTTTCAAATTGTTCTTCCCATCCGTCATTGACCTTGCTGTCAAATGCAAAGATCATTTCGTCCAATGCCCAATCCCAACGTTCAAAGAAATGTTCGTCAGTAGTTCCATCTCTGTTATAGGCACGAAGTTCTTCACCACCTGGACGGAGTTCACGTGGCACATCTTCCGAATCAACATAAGGAGCACCGTGCTTGGTATCCTTTAGTTGCTTGAGCATGGGTAGAATGATAAGAGCAAGAGTACGATCCATACTCCAAGTATCAAAAGGCTCAATTTCTATATTGACCGCCCTGTTCTTTCTATAAGGTCCTATTCTAACTTTCATATTAATAACCTTGAGCAAGTCTCCACTTACTTCTCCTTAATTTAATATATTATATATTATCATTATTAAGTATCATTGTCAAGCTTTTTTTCCTTGACCTGTGAAGGAAGCAGACCTTGCTTCCTCAGCCATTTCTCATGTTGCGCTTTGTTCATATTGTCAGTCTCTGTTCTCTCGATTATGTAACCATTATACCAAGTTTATCAGGATTGTCAACTGTCAAAATCGCTCAATGTTTACAACAACTTAGCCAGTATTACCAAAGTGCTCTGATGTCAATTCTAGTTCCTTGATATCTTGATCAGGCGTATCATACATGAGATCAA